GTAAAAGTGATCAAGCAAGAGCCTGACGAATGCCTTGAGGCATGGCGTGGAGCCTTGACCCGTTTTGATGCGCTGCAACCTGACTTCTGAATGAACTGGACCGAGATCTTGAAGCAAGGGCAGATCGAAGAACCGCCTGGATACAAGGAAACGGTCGAGGTCATTAAGGCCGATCCATACCAAAAGCCAAAGAAGAAACAGAAGAAGCGTTGACAGCCAATTGATGGTATGCCATCATTCCTGTGTAAGCGCAAGAACGCTCCCCGACTTCAACAAAATGACTTCCTACCAATCACAAAAGCTCCACTCAGGCTTTTACGGCAACAAGCGTCAGGTCAACCTTGCGGCTCCTGTTGTCAGCGTTCTATTTGCGGCCCTTCTTTCAGGCGCTGCGTTTTTTTGCCTCACTCAAACGCTTAATGATATGACCCAGCGCGATTGCAACGCTGGCATTCAAAAGGCTTGCGAGGCTCTTAAGTGAACGTTCCTAGCAAAAAAGTAAACGAGTTTCAGCTTGCGCAAGCATTGCTTCAAGTCAGCAGTCTTATAGGGGCAACGTTATCTTGCGAAGTTCGGCAAGAAGTCAATCATTGCGTCATGGAAATTGTTGTTCAGTGGGTCATGCAGCAGTCGTCTACGGATGAAGAAGCTAGATGTCTTTACGATGCCATCAAAAAAAACGGTCCAATAACAGTGGCGGAAGCTAAAGGATTTGAACTTTGGACGGAGAGGGCTAGTAAATGAACGTCCCTAGTAAACTTGAACTTCAATGGCAACAATGCAAGGCTAAAAACCCCAACCTTTTGCCACAGCTTGCAGGTCTTGCGCGAGAGCTAAAGATTGCAGGCCATAACCGCTATTCCATGGACGGTTTGTTTCACATCCTCCGATGGGAAACGCGTTCAACAACAGGTGATCTTGGGCTAAAGGTCAACAACAATCACACAGCTTTTGCAGCGCGTGACTTGATGGCTCAATTCCCCGACTTGCAAGGCTTCTTTGCTCTCCGCGAGCAAAAACCACGGCCAAACAATTGGGGACAAATTCATTAGCAGTTTCACCTTTGTAGTGCTTGGCAAACCAGCCCCACAAGGCAGCAAGCGACACGTTGGCAGAGGCGTTCTTTTGGAGTCTTCAAAACGTTGTAAGCCGTGGCGACAAGCTGTTGCTTTAGCCGCGCAAGAGTCGTTACCTGATGACTGGTATGCCATAATGGATAGGCCGATGAGTGCATCAATCACCTTTGCTTTCGATCGACCAAAATCCCACTACAAATCAAACGGCGAGCTAAAACCATCAGCCCCTGTTTACTGCGCTAAAAGAATCGGCGATCTCGACAAGCTTTGCCGTGCTGTCTTTGATTCGCTCGACATTGCAAACGTTGTCAATGACGATTCCCAGTTCGTAAGTCTCTACGCCCACCGACGTTTCACTATTCAACATGAACGACCCTGCGCCATTATCTCCGTTACAGCCCTTAATTGAAGCTTTAATCGAGTTTCACAAAGCTGTCCCGACTATCAACAAAACAGCCAGTGCTCAATACGGCAAATTTGCTGACCTTGAAACAGTCCTTTCAACTGTCACACCGCATCTAATCAAAAACGGTCTTGTTATTTCACAGGTCTTTGAACCAAGCGAAGGTCTTGAGCCCATCTTAGTGACAAAACTGCTACACATCAGCGGCGCTGAATTAACTAGCCGCTTGCCAATGGTTGTAAACAAAGGGTCAAACCTTCTTCACGCCCTTGGGGCTTCTTGCACCTACCTAAAACGCTACGCCTTGTTAGCCATACTCAGTCTTACGGCTGATATGGATATGGACGGCGCTTTCACTGATGATCAGCCTGCGGCAAAACCAACCGCCAAACCTGCCGCAAAGGTTGAAGGCGTAAGCGATGGCGATCAACCTCTCTCTAAGGACCATATAGACCTCTGCCTTGGCGCAATTAAAGACCTATCCCAAAAAGGGCGTCAATCTCTATGCACCGCATTCCGACAAAATTTTGGCTTAAACCCTGATGTTAAAGTGAACACTTGCATTGTTAGCGTCAAACATCAACACTGGGTAAATGCCAACATAAACAAATACGTCAATGTTTGAAGACCACAAGCGGAAAACCCGCTCTGAATTGCAGGCCATCCAAGACGACAAACGTGTTCACAACCTCTTTCAGGTTCGTCTTGACGAAAGTCTTGGCGACAAGCTCCGCGACTACATGAGGCAGCGCGATTACAACGCTAATCAAGCCCTCAAAATCATCATCTCTCGTTTTTTCACAGGTAAGTAACATGGTTGATTTTCCACAAGACGCTTTCACTCTTTGGTTCAACTGCAACAAAGATCAGAAAAAAGAAGGAGCTTACTGGGCATCTTCTGAGGTTCCTGTCGATGAGCTTCGCAAGCTCTTTGCATGGATCAAAGACGCTCCAAAAACTAAAAACGACAAAGACCAAGAATGCGTTCAGCTACGGGCTGGCCTTAACCCTCGGACAAGCAAGGCTGGCAACGATTGTCTTTTGCTTGCTATTAGCGATCAGAAGCCACGCAAACCGAAGGCAAACAACAACATCGATTTCTGATGTTTGGGGGCATCAAGCGGGCCAGGGCCGAAAGGACTGGCGGGGGTGGATCCTTGTTGACCGCTGACGTGTAAGTCTCCCACTCTTCGATCTAACTTGAAGAGATGGAACCAACTCTCAAGCGCGTGTCAAGAAATGGCCAATGGATCTGGCAAGTTACTTTCAACGGCATGGTCCGCTATCACGCTCAGGACTGGCAGGCACGTTGGATCTATGAACAAGCTGTACGCCTTTACTCAAGGCAAGTCAACTGAGCGTCTAGGTCTGCAAGCTTGCTGATTGCTTGGCTCAACAGCTTTCTTTGGTGCCAGTTTTGACGCACTAAGCAAGCACATAAGCCTTGGATCTCTTCAAGGTCTTCCGTGTTGTAAATAGAGCGAACTGACCTTTCCATCGCCAGCTCTTCATGGAGAGTCTGTTCTGCGATCATCCATTTCATGTCGTCCATTGATCTGCTCCAAGATCTTGCGTTCCTCGCTATAAGGACGCCTAGCTCGAATGTAGTCATGGACGGCAGGAACTAACCACTCTTGTGGTGGCCAGCAGTTATCCCAATTCACAGGTTGCGCACAGCCAACCACCACAGTGCTCCAGAAGGCAAGCATATAACTCCATAACCAGTACAGGCCCACTAAATCCTATTCATCGTCAACCAAAATCACCCAGCCCGTACCAGGGCCTTCAACTTGCCAACGTTGCTTAAACGCTTGACGTGAAACCTTGGCGTTCTTTCCGCCATAGCGCCCTGAATGGCCTCCACGCTCAAGGTCTGGCAATCCTCTTGGATCGTGCATTACCCAATCGTCTTTATCAAAACCAACCATTACGCTCCAATGTCCGCAGCCGTAGTTATCGCACATCGGTGGTTCCCCTCTGCTCATATCACCGTGATGAAGCCAACCCACCAGCACCGGACGACCTGCGGCTAACTCAGCTTCAATTAAATCCCCATTACCGTCTTGCCGAAATTCAGCATGTAAGCCCAAACTTCTCAACGCACGAAGCTGAGCCTCAATGCTTGTTGTATCGCCAAATCTTTTCCTGACCTTGTTATATGCGTCATCAGTCCTCACCTTCCCGTAGAAAGCCGCAACCATTGCAGCAGAAGAGCTAAAGCACTCCCTATAACCCCTGCCACTTTTATTATCTAGCTGATGGAAGTAAGGGACAAGAGTCTGCTGCGCTATCCCGCTTTCCTTCCAAGCCTCGAACCAAGCCACATCTTCCCGCAGCAGCTCTTCAGGCAGAGCATCCTCTAGCTCCTTAATGGCAGCCAGCTGATGGGGCGTTCCCCTGAAATGCGCAAAGAAAGGAAGCAGCGTGAGCACCATAAAAAAGCGATTCATTTCATCAACGCCGGTTTAGGGCATTGAGTCGAGCCTGAATGGTAGCCGGAGAAAAACAGGAAAGCCGCAGATGAAACGACAACAACCGCCAAAGTTCCTAAAACAACAAACCCGCTGACTAGAACCCAATCGGGATCAGTTTTCATTCCTAGTGGCCGGGAATAGCGACTTCTCTACATACGCAACAACATGGTCATCAACCGTGTTGTCTGTCGTTTCAGCGTAAGCCGTCAACAGGTCCACAATCAGCCTTTTAACAGCTGTGCTCTTTAAGAACACAAACAAGATTGGACGAACCAGAACGATCATTAGACGCCTGCAATTGGCCAAAGTCTAGTTCCGATCAGTATGACCCTCAAGTCGAGCAACTGAACGTTCCAGATCACTAAGTCTCCCAAAGATCTCACGGTCTCTTGCCGTTAGATCGTTGTGGAGCACATTCATTCGTGTGGCTAGATTATCCACAGCTGAGGTCAGCCTTACCAGCGAATCTCGGCTTGT